CCCCGGTTGAAAATAAGCAAGTTAAAAAAACAACGTCGCTTTTTACGGAGCCGAAAACTCCCTTTGCTGATATTCACCGAGCGCGTAAAATAACCGAAGCCGTCGACTTGTTAAAAAGTTATGGCATCAAAGTAACGCTCGAGTTTTAAAACGAGTTATTATTGCAACGCATACTCATAATGAAATTTAAAAAATCCCCCTTTCGTTCAATGCCAGTCAGCCGTTAGGCAATGGGTATGCCTTTGAGCGTTGGGGGGTATTTTTAAAATGAAAAAATCTTTTATCGTTTACACCGATTCGCTCAATATCCTGAGCGATCTAACCGCCGAACAAGCGGGGGAATTATTTAAAGCTATTTACAATTATCACTCAACCGGGCAATTACCGAGCGAATTTTGGCTCAAGATTGCATTAACTCCATTCGTTAACCAATGGGAGCGCGACGCTGAAAAATGGGAGCAAGTGAAACAAGTGAGGCGAGAAAGCGGCCGAAAAGGCGGGTTAATGAAAGCTCAAAATAACCCAAATAACCCAGTCGGTTCTCAGGAAACCCAAACCAAGCAAATGGTAGCAAATGCTAAAAATACTAAGCAAACCTTAGCAAACGTAGCTGTTAATGTAAATGATAATGTAAATGTTAATGGTAATGTAAATGTTACTAAAGAAAAAAAATCTATAAAAAAAGAAATCCAACCGCCAACTCTCGAAGAAGTGAAAGCGTGGTTTACCGAGCAAGGTTCTACACCTGAGCAAGGAGCCAAAGCGTGGCAATACTATACCGATGGGAACTGGCACGACGCTAAAGGCCAACCCGTAAAAAACTGGCGGCAAAAAATGAGGGGAGGCCGTTGGCTCGAAGTGAAAGCCCCCAATACCGTACTACACCATTCCGAGAACGGAATCACTTACCAAAATTTAAGCAATGAAACCCCAAATAATTTCACCGAACTTAACGACTTTTTTACCGCCGAGTGACACCGAGCTCGAAAAAATCGTTTTAGGAGCCATTTTGCTCGATTTTAAAGCACTTAACCGCGTCGAGGGCATCCTAACACCTAAAAAGTTTTTTGACCCGCGTAATGAGCTTATAATGGATTCGGTTTTAAAACTGAAAAACAATAACGAGCCCATTGATATTTTAACCGTTACCCAAACGCTTAGAAAATCAAAAGAGTTAACGGCGGCGGGGGGGCCCGTTTATATTAGTGAACTAACTAACCGGGTGAGTTCAACCGCTAACCTCGAAGCGTGGGCGCTGGCACTTACTGAAATGTACCTGAAAAGGGAAATTGCCAAAAGTGCGGCGCGTATGGCTGAGCTCGCATTATCGCCCGAAAACGACCCGTTCGAACTTTATAACCAATTTTCAACTGAATTAACCGACCTCATTCGCGATAACATAAAGGGCGAAACCTCGCACGTTTCAAACGTCACGCCTGAAACCTCTCACAATATCGAAATGCGCGAACAAACGGGGGTGAGTGGGTTGCCAACTGGAATACGATCGATAGACAACGTACTCGGGGGCCATCAAAATAGCGACCTCGTTTATATTGCCGCTCGCCCCGGTATGGGTAAAACGGCCTACGCCCTTAGCATCCTTCTAAATATGGCTGAGCGTGGAAAACCAGTCGCTTTCTTTTCCCTCGAAATGGGCCGCGTTCAACTTGTTTACCGACTTGCCTCAATGCTTAGTGGAATCAATGCCGAGCAACTCGCGAAACATAGGCTCGACCGCGAAACGAAAACGAAATACTACCAAACGGTTGACAAATTAAACGCGCTCCCCATCTTTATTGACGATAACGCGGGCATTACGGTTTATGATTTGAAAACCCGAATTAGAACCCTGAGAGAAAAATTTAAAATTGAGGCCGTCTTTATTGACTACGTCCAACTCATTTCAAGCCCCAAAAGCAAGGGAGCCAACCGCGAGCAAGAAGTAAGCGCCATAAGTCGAGGTTTAAAACTAATCGCTAAGGAAAACAACCTTCCCGTTATTGCACTTGCCCAGTTATCGCGATCGCTGGAAACGAGAACCGATAAACGGCCGATGCTTTCCGATTTGCGCGACTCGGGTTCACTTGAGCAAGATGCCGACGTCGTTTGTTTCCTTTATCGCGAGGATTATTACAATAAGAATAGCGGAATTAACAACGCCGAGTTTATAATCGCCAAACATCGAAACGGACGAACCGGGTTCGTGAACGTAAATTTCACCCCCGAAACAATGCACTACACCGACACTCAAAAAATTCAACCTGAAAACTATTTCGAATTATGAAACACGGCTCTTTATTTTCAGGAATCGGAGGTTTCGATCTCGCCGCCGAATGGATGGGATGGGAAAACGTCTTTCATTGCGAGTGGAATGAATTCGGTAAAAAAGTTTTAAAACATTACTGGCCTAATGCCGAGAGTTTTCACGATATAACCAAAACCGATTTTACTAAATATGCAAATCAAATTGATATTCTCACCGGGGGATTCCCTTGCCAACCGTACTCAGCCGCTGGAAAGCGACTCGGAAAAGAGGACGAGCGCCATTTATGGCCCGAAATGCTTAGAGCAATACGAGAGATTGCCCCGCGTTACGTTGTGGGCGAAAACGTTCGCGGCCTTACTAATTGGAACGGGGGACTGGTATTCGACGAGGTGTGTTCTGACTTGGAAAATCTTGGGTATCAAGTCGCGCCCTTTATTATACCTGCGAGCGCGACAAATGCCCCGCACCAGCGCGAACGAATTTGGTTTGTTGCCTACCGTAATGGCAATGGATTCAACCAATGCCAAAGCAAATATGAAAAGCTCTCAGGTCAAACCGGGTTCGATGCATTCAATGACCTTACCATTAATGATGAAAATGGGAATGTTACCGACTCCCGATGCAAACGATTACAATCGGCTACGTACACCCGAAACATTCGAGGCCTATCGACTGAAGAAATTATCGGAGGGGATTCATCTTCACAAGCCATTGAGCCAGTTGGCAATGAATGGCGAACTCGGCGTTCAAGCCGATGGCATTCCTTCCCAACTCAACCCCCGGTTTGTGGCGGAAATGATGGGCTTTCCCGCGAACTGGACGGAATTACCTTTCCAAAATGGCGCGCCGAATCCATAAAAGCGTATGGAAATGCGATTTGCCCTCAGGTAGTTTTTGAAATATTTAAAGCGATAGAAAAATATGAGAATCTTTAAAAACTCCGACGGTTCTTTTGATATCGTCAACACTAACCGCGTATTATTTCACGCGAAAAATGGAACTTGTATAGTAATTGGCCGCGTTTCGGAAAATTGGCGCACGGCATCGAAGCAAGTTTACCGATTGCCGCTCAGCGTTATGAGGTTTCGCGATCAAATCGAAAATTCGGTAATATGAGAACAGTTAATAGCATCAGCGGAGGCAAAACCAGCGCATTTATAGCAGCCAATTATAAGGCTGATTATAACGTATTCGCATTGGTTACAACTAACGACCTGAATTGCATTTACCCCGATTCATTTTTAAGAAAAGAGGTGAGCCAGCGTATTAACCGCGAATTTATCGGAACCCTTGAGGACGATAAAATTATTAAAACTATTTTTGAACTCGAGCAATTTATCGGAAGTCGAATAACGTGGGTAGCTGGAGAATCTTTTGAAAATATTATACCTAAGAGTAATTATCTACCCAATATTATGCATCGGTATTGCACGACGGAACTAAAATTAAAACCAATTTTTGATTTTTGGAAAAGTCAAATCGACGAACCCATCGAAATGAGAATCGGATTTAGAGCCAATGAAACAAAACGAGCCGAGCGAATGATTAAGAAAACCAACGATAACGGATTACTTGAATTTAAAACGATAATCGGCAAAAAGAATGGTCGTAATCGCTGGGCACAAATACAATGGCAAAAGCCTTCATTTCCATTAATTGAAAATCGAATATTTAAAGACCAAATCGAAACATTTTGGAAAAATAAACCAGTCGATTTTGCCGAGTTCAATAATTGCGTCGGTTGTTTTCACCGAAATGAAATGTTTTTAAAATTTATGAGCGAAATGCACCCGAATAAATTTGACTGGTTTATCAAACGAGAAAGCGAAACGAATAACACATTTAAAAACGGCATTACCTACCAAAAAATAAAAGAATATAAAATGCAAATGGGGCTATTTTCTAATGATTTTACTAACTGCGATTCTGGGAGTTGTGGATTATGAAACGTTGCCGCGTATGTAAACAAGCATTTACCCCGAGTTACTCGAGCCTACAAGCAACGTGCACGAAACCCGCTTGTTTAATCGAGTGGGGGCGAATTACCGAGCGAAAAAAAGCGAAACGGGAAATTCGGCAAATGAGGGAAAACATTAAGAGCGTGAGCCAGTATCGACGTGAACTACAAAAGATTTTTAACGAGTTCATTCGGCTCAGGGATAAAAACGAACCTTGCATAAGTTGTGGAAAACCACTCGTTGCTAAATACGACGCTGGTCATTTTTATTCGGTTGGTTCTTACCCCAACTTGAGGTTTAACGAGGACAACGTCCACGGCCAATGCGTCGAATGTAACCAGCATAAGCACGGGAACTTGCTCGAATACGCGCCACGCTTAACCCAACGAATCGGATTCGAACGGGCGAGTAAATTAATGATTCTCCGAAATGAGCCTTTACGGCTGAGCCTTGACGAAATAAAGGAACTAACCATCCAGTACAAAAAACGAGTGAACGAATGGAAAACGAAAAACGCATAATAGAACTCAAAAACGAACTTTTTATATTGATGGCCCGCCGTACCCTAAAACCCGATATTGCAGCCAACGCCCGCCAATGGTCAATTATGGCCGAACTTTACAAACTTACTGGCGACGATCGTTGGAAAATGAATAGTTAACTTTTAAAATCCAAATAAAATGAGTAATTACGAACAAAAGGAGGGGCAAGGCTCCTTATTCAGAAACGACAAAAAAGGAAACGAGAAAGCGCCCGACTATCGCGGCTCGCTCAAGTGGAAAAACCAAACGTTGAATGTGGTCGGATGGGTAAAAGACGCTAAAAACGGAACGAAATTCCTTAGCCTAAAAGTTGAAGCCATCGACACAACCGAAAAACCTCAAACGAATGAGCCCGGTAACGACCTCCCTTTCTGAGCTAATCGAGCAACTCGATAAAATAATCGAGGTATATAAGCCGCACCAACTGAATTATTCAGACGGCACGCGCGGT